AGAAAAAGAAAAATGTTTATGGTCAGATGGCACAAGTCCTTGTGGGATATGATGTAACAGGATCTGTATTGGACTTTGATGCTGATGGGAATATATTAGCTGGTGGTGACAAGTTAAGAGAAGTTTTTATTTTACCAATGTCTCGATTACTTGTAAAAGATGAGATAAAAAAAGGCACTTTTAATTTACAATTAGGAGTTGGATCTCTCTATGCCGAAGACGGAACAGTGTTTAACAAAAGATTAATTATCACCGATGAAAGTGGTTCTGATGGTTATTTTGTAAACTCCCCAGCTGGAGAGTATGGAGTTCTTTTTGCTACTGGTTCTCATGAGTTTGTTACAAAACAAGTCTCTCCAGGTTCTGATGTATTGGTACAAAAATACCCAGTTGGACTAATATATTATCAAGCAGGTATAGCAATTGTCACAGCGTCTATTTTTATGACTGCTTCTGGTGGTGGTATTTTACACGATTCTAATTTGGCAAGTAACTTGACCAATGGAAACGATTTGACAACAGAAAACATAGACGCAATACTTACAGGTTCTAGCATATTTACCGCAGTAGATAACTTTAGAACTAGAATGTACAATCTTTCTTTTAACAACACAACAGAGCTAAACTCAACAATATATTTCTGTAGAGTTAGGCATGATGAGTTTAATTATTCATCTAATCCAACATATCTTACCGGTTCTAAAATTAGGGTTAAAACGAATGCCACTGATGATCCGGTCTCTTATATTAGTACCATTGGTTTGTATTCTTCTGCTAACGAATTAATGGCTGTTGCAAAGTTATCAGAACCTTTAAAGAAAACACCTTCACAAGAATTTACGCTAAGAGTTAGATTAGATTACTAATACTATTTATTTAGAGGCGTAATCATGGCAATATTTAAATTTGACGACAACGATGTTTTTATAAATACTATTGAGGCATATCCTGAATATTCATTTGTAATAAATAATGGAAATGTTTTTATCGACAATAGGCCAAACATTACTGGGTCTTTTGCTCCTGATAACAACACTACTATTTTAGGCGCACCTGCTGGTTTTGCATCACTATATGAAACAAACATAAACAGACCATCTGGTAGCAGTATACGCCCTTTTGTTGTTAGAGATGGTATGAAAAATTCTTTTAAAATAGAATCAAAATCACAATATAACGTTACACATTTAATTGGAGACACAGTTTATGGTAGTTATAATTTAAGCTCTTCAATTGCTCAATATTATTATGAAAGTGGACATGATGTAGCTATGAGAAGAATATATGATGGTAAGAAAACGATTGCAGTAGTAGACCAAACAGAAGAAATCATGTATTTTTCTGTTAAAAATGTTATAGAAGAATATAAGTTTTTATCACCTCATATGAAAATGATAACCGAAGCTCCATTAAATGTTAGAAACCTTTCAACAACTGAAGTTTCTCTAGTGACGATACCATCTTTATTTTATGGACAAAAAATAAAACCAGGCACTGTTGAATTAAATTATTATGTTACAGGCACACTTATTGGAACTCTCAAAGACACAAAGCAAAACGGTGAACTCATTCAGACTTATTCAACCTCTTCTTCTCCTGTTGATTACAGCGGTTCAACAGCAGGAATTATATTGTATGGCGAAGGCTTAATGTTTTTAACAGGTGCTTATCAACTAGGAGATGATAATAGTATAGATTACTCGGGCTCTGGTGGTACAACAAACAAATGGACACATTTCGGTTCAGGTTTGCATCAAGATGTTTCTTCGAATACTAATATAGAAAATGCAACTTTTGAATTAAAGTATCAAGGAATTACAGAGGCACCAACTGTCATGATGATGTGTCATGCTAACTATGGGGAACTTAATTGGTCAAACAACCCAACATTTTTATCTTCATCAGAAAGAAATGATGACTTCACTTTATCAAACAAAAGATTCATACAACAAGATGTGGACATACAAAATGTAACTCACACTGTCTTAACAGATAATGACAAACCAGAATTTAAAAGAGAAACTTATATTTCAAAAGTTGCAATTTATGATGAAGAAAGAAATCTTATTGGCGTTGCTACACTAGCCAACCCTGTTCGTAAAACAGAGGATCGTCAATATACTTTTAAATTAAAATTAGATTTATAGTTGACAAACCAAAATTAATATGTTATAATAGATTATTATGATTATTTTAGGACTAGATATTAGCTCAAGTAGAATTGGGTATTGTTTAATAAACCAGAACGAAGATTTGCTTCTTGTTGATGAGATAAAGCTAAAGCCATCTCAATCTCTCGAAGAACGAGCCGACATCTTTAAAAAGACTATGGAGATTATAAAAGAACATTCGGAGGTAAATTATGTTTTCATCGAACAACCATTCATGGCATTCTCGGGAGGCAAGACAACAGCAGCGACAATGGCCAAGCTACAACGTTTTAATGGTATGTGTAGCTATGTGGTTCATAGTTTATTTGGCAGCCCTGCGATACTCCTTCAGGCGAACAAAGCTAGGGGTCTCGTTGATCTCAAAATCAAAAGGGGTGATAATACGAAGCTCAAAGTTATTGAGTGGGTTAGCGATAAGTATCCAAAAGAATTTATAGTGGAGTATACAAGACACGGAAATCCAAAACCTGGAACAGATGATAAAGCAGATGCGGTAGTTATAGCAAATGCTGGATTAAAGACTATTTAGATATAAAAGAGGACTTACCATGTCAAATGATATGAAACTAATTATGGAGTCTTGGAGAGCAAATGTCATACTAAATGAACAAGAAATGCTTGAAGAACAATTGCTGCTTGAAGGTTTTTTTAGTGATTTAATGAAATTACCGGGAGAAATTAAAAATACTTTTTCCGTTGCTAAACAACTAATGCAGGATCAAAGAAAAATAGCAAAATTTGTTCCTCTACTATATGATAAAGTCATTCAACCATCTATGGAAAAAGTAAGAGAAGTGTTGGAAAAAGCGAAGGGTGCTTTTACAAAAGACAAAGAAGATGAATCAAATAGCTCTTTAATCTCTGGTGTTGTAAATAAGATAACACAATCGATAAATTCAGTAGACAAATTTTTAAAAAGCATTCCAAGAACTTCTTGGAAAAAAGCAGCAGTTGCAATAGGAATGGCTGTTGTTATAAAATATTTTGCTTTTGAAACGTTAATGGAAATGCCAATTGAAAAAGGTATAGAAGCGGTTATGGAATTTTTTAACGAAGAGATTATGGGTTTTTTAAATAAGTTTTTGGGTGAAGCATTGATAGAGTCTCTAACGGGTGCTTTAACTGGAGGTATTACAACTTTGGTTTCTGTTATCTCTAAAATAGTAAAAGGTACATCATTTATAGCAGAAACGTTAGCCCCTGCGATTGAGCCTTTTCAAACAGGTCAAGTTAGCTTAACTAAACTTGAAGAACAAATAATTTAAAAAAACTTCTTGACAAATTTTCAAAATGTGTTATACTAAATACACGGAGGAAATTATGGAAGAAAAAAGAAAGATGTTGACCGACATCCTCGGTTCATATCATCGCAAGGGCAATGAGCATCTGTACCATTGTCCATATTGCAAGCACCACAAAAAGAAGATGTCTGTAAACTTTGCAAACGGATTTTTTAAGTGTTGGGTTTGTGATGTTCGTGGAAAGAATATTTACAGAATTGTAAGGAAGTTTGGTAACTACAAACAAAGACAACGATGGCTGGAAATTGACGGACGACTTGACCTTGCTGACTTCGATAAAATATATAAAGAAGTAAACGAGATTGAAGAAGAACCAACTTGTGATCTACCACCAGAGATGATCTCGCTTTGCAACAAACGACTTCCACGATCATCTCAAAGAGCTCTTGACTATCTGTATTCGCGAGGTATTGATGATTATCAAATAAAATTGTGGAAGATTGGTTATTGCACCGAGGGAAGATACGGAGGTCGTATTATTATTCCATCATTCAACTCAAACGGAGATCCAAATTTTTTCATTGCTCGTTCTTTTGTAGGACATAGAATGAAATATCTTAATCCAAGAACTACAAAAGACATAATTTTCAACGAACTAATGATTGATTGGGATGAGGCTGTAACAATTGTTGAAGGAGCCTTTGACGCTATCGTCGCAGGAACACAAGGCATTCCAATTCTTGGATCAACCCTTAGACCACAGTCTCGCTTATTTCAAGCTCTTGCGATAAACGACACACCAGTCTACATAGGACTTGATCAAGACGCGGAAAAGAAAGCGTCGTGGATGATTAAGAAAATGATTGAGTATGACATGGAGGTCTACAAGATAGACACTTCTGCTGTTGAAGATGTTGGCTCTATGACCCCACGACAATTTGAAAACGCAAAAGATAGGGCTCAACCAATTGATCCCGATTATTTCTTTTTTGATAAATTACTAAACGCTATCTAACCATGGAGGATATATGATAAAAATAGCACATTTTGCGGATACACATATTCGTAATCTTAAATTTCATGATGAATACAGGTTTGTATTTAATCAGATATACAAAAAACTACAAAGCCAAAAGCCTGACTATATTGTCCACTGTGGTGATTTGGCTCATACAAAGACTCAGTTGTCACCAGAGTATTTTGCTTTGGCTTCTGAGTTTTTAAAGAACCTAGCAGACATTGCACCAACCTACATTATTCTTGGAAACCATGATGGTAATCTAAAGAATTCTGATAGAGAAGATGCTGTGTCTCCTATTGTAAATGCACTAAATCATCCTGATTTGCATTTATTGAAGAATTCTGGGCGTGTATCACCACAACCAGGTTTGTCTTTAAATGTATTATCAATCTTTGATAGAGATGGTTGGATGCGACCAAAAACCGGAGACATCAACATTGCTTTGTATCACGGAGCAGTAATGGGCTCTAGAACAGGATCGGGATGGGCTATGGAACACGGAGATGATGATATAGTCATTTTCAAAGACCATGACTTCGTTATGCTTGGAGACATCCATAAACCACAAATCTTAGACACAGAAGGTCGTGTCCAGTATGCTGGTTCTACAATTCAGCAAAACTTCTCAGAAGATGGACGCAAGGGTTATAAGCTTTGGACAATCAGATCCAAAGATGACTTTAATTGTCAACATGTAATTTTTACAAACCCTCGACCATTCATAACAATTCATTTAGATGATAAGGGTAAAATACCTCAACATCATCACATTCCTCATGGTTGTCGTCTAAGGTTAATCTCGACTGCAAACATGGATAGTGCATCAATCCGTAAAATTACCGATTTAGCACGTTCTAAGTACAGCCCAGTGTCTTTATCGTTCTTGAACAAAGGAACTAGTAATTTTACATCCTCGGGCGGTGAAGAGCATAAAATGGAAAACATGCGTGATGTGTCTGTTCAAGAAAGATATATTAGAGAATATTTAAAAGATTATGACCTAGATGAAGACTTGATGAGTCAAGTGCTTGATCTTAATACTAGATACAATAAAGAGGTAGAAAAAGTTGAAGAAGTCAGAAGAAACGTCAAATGGAATATTAAAGAGATGGAGTTCTCAAATTTATTTAATTATGGACAAAACAATCGGCTGGATTTTGATAACTTCTCTGGAACTGTTGGCATTTTTGGCAAGAACTACAGTGGGAAGTCTTCTGTTATTGATTCTGCTCTTTATGGCGTTTTTGGCGGAACCAGCAAGGCCGAGAAAAAGAACGTTCACCTCGTCAATCAAAACAAAACTAAAGCCTCTATCAAGATGGTTGTCGAAGCAGATGGTCAAGAGTATCAAATTACTAGGAATCTTAATAAATCTTATAAGACCCAGAAAGGAAAGTCCGTCCCTGTGGCCTCTGGTGATCTCGACTTCCACAATATCACTACTGATAGCTCTTGTAATGGTGATTCTGTAAAAGATACTGAAGCGAACATAAGAAAGATTTTTGGTAATATCGAAGACTTTATGATTACCTCAATGGCTTCTCAGCTAGACTCTCTTGCTTTTATTAAGGAAGGGTCAACAAAGAGAAAAAATAAATTAGCCAAGTTTCTTGATTTGGACATTTTTGAACAAAAACTAAGCTTTGCAAAAAAAGATTCTTCTGAAATTTCTACTTTAATTAAACGCCTCAAGGGCAAGAAGATAGGAGAATTATTAGTCGCCAAACAAGAGGAAGTCGAAGAAATTAACGATGATATAGATCAGCAAACAGATCTGTGTAAAAAACATAATATACGCTACGAAGAGTTATTAAAAGAGCTTGCAGACATTGAACAAGAAATAAATTCTATTCCACAAACTATTATAGATATTGATGAACTGGAAGACGAAATAGACCGTCTCGATGTTGAGATACACAAAGCTGGTGTGAAAGTTACGCAAAACAAAACTAGTATTAAAGAAAACATTTTAGCAATTGAACAAGCAGATGCTATTGTAAGCTCCATAAATAAGCATAGGCTTGCTCAAATCATAGAGCAGTGTAATGAGTTCGAGAAGTCTTTAAAAGCCTCAGAACAAGAACTGAGGGCTCTTAAAACAAAAGAAAAACAATCCATCAAAAAGATCAACATGCTTCATGATCATGAGTATGATCCAGAT